GGTGTTCATTCCCCAAAATCCCCCAACACCGGACTTTCTCATGACGGAAACGCTACGGCAGAACCTGTCTCCTTTCAATCGTCAAGCTATACGAAACGCCGGAGGGGTGTCAACGAAATACTGGCCGTGTGGAGGGGTGTGATAACTAACTATTGAAAATTGCGATAACTGACTTCCGGGATGCTTGACGATGATTTAACTGGTAGTAAATTTTCGTGTTGAATCAAATGATTTTTGATTCATACTTCTAGATTGAGAATATTTATTTTGTGTCGATCTGTTTAAATTTTTTATGCGTTAGTTTGAGTGATTTTTTTACATCTTTTAAATCTTCGGCAAGAGCAAGATCCTCTGGTTTCGTACCACTGATTTCCATCATGGCCTTTCTTACCTGGCCACCGACTGTTTCAGCAATTTCTTCCAGCCTGCCTTGCCCGTATGCCTGATCCTTTTTAATCTTTGCTTCTGTTTGAGTTATTCTAAAAAGATTAGACGCAAGTTCTTCCTTTCCCATAAAATCTAACAAGCTTCTTTTGATATCGGTAAGGCCTTTTATCTGTTTCAGCTCGCTTAGGTTTTTGTTGTACATCCCGCGATAACCAGCATTTTGAAAAAGAGTGTAATGAGTAACACCATGCTGATTTGCGACGCCACTTAATGACTTTTCCCGATCGCTTATTTCATCCCTAACCAGAACACGTTCAACATTTTCTGATTCAACAAGATAATTTCTAAAAGTTTCTGCTATACATATAAAATATACTTGTGCTTTGGCAACTTGTTCTTTCCTGGTATCGCCATTCAGAGCAACCAGATAACAGGCAAATCTCGTTAATTTGAGATCTGAAACAACCTTACCATCCAATTTGCGTTCTGTTTGTATGAATGTATCAGCCACATTGATATTCAGAGCTGTACATGCAGCAATAGCACGATTGATTACTCCACGGAAAGAATCATAATTATCATACCCCAACAAATGCATAAAATCTCTAGCATACCAATATTTAACGGCATTTTCGTGCCCTAAAGTATCAAAGTTGGGTTTAGTGTCATCGAAATGAAAGACTTCCATGGGGTAAGAATATTCTTTCATGCTATGCCTCCTTGGTATCCGGAGGTGCAATATCATATGTGGAGATATTTAACAAATAGATACTCCCGTGCACCGAATGAAATGATTTTTGATTGTACTTATAATTGAGAAAATCCTTGCGTGACTTCGTCTTAATCACACCCCTCTGCCCTCCATCTTAATGCCGTCATTACAGAATGATATATATTAAAAATAAAGGATTTCAATTGCATAATAAGGAAGAAGAAACCTGTAAATAAAAGCACATACGATGCCTTTACAATACACACTTTGAGACATTCACTGTATGGAGAATAGGATAGTAAAAGGCTTAGGAATCCACCTTTGTGACCGAGGATCTCTATCAATAAACAAAATACTGTAAACGATAAATAATAGATAAAGACTCTAAGAAAAATAAAGTAATTATGTTTAAGCCAAGAAAGTCCACTGTCTGGATGCGGGATTTCAGCCATGCTAAGAGAAAGACTCGGCTGCGAAATTGTCGCGAATATTGTAAATCCAGCGACCAAAAACCCCAAAATGCTCAATGCAACAGTGAGACTAGTATAGGCAAACTCGCGGACAATATCCAGCATCTCGTTGACCGGTTGAGCTGTCAGTAAAGAATTCAATACTAGAATAACAAAAATTATAGTCGTCATTCCCGCGTTAAAGCAACTCGTTTTAATGCGACGCGAAGATACGTATATGTCCCAAAGACTCTTTTCTTTTGTTAATTCCTTTGGTGTAAAAACATCGTTATTTATGGTCATGAAGAGAGCCTCTGAATCAAAGAGTTTATTATCCTCATAGCTTTCTCTGATGTAGGTGGTAACTTAATTAATCCTTCTTCTGCTAATCCAATGAATGACCTATATAAGTCATAAGCTGCTTTTTCAGGAGCATCACTCAAATCATCAATGGGTTTCCTTAACTGGAAATGTTCATTATTTCCGATGAGCTTATCACCTTCGCTATCGAAACCACTCAATTTTACAGACTGGTTTCCTTGTAATGTAGCTTCTGTGACTTCTTTAACTGCAGCCTCTTTATTAAGACCACCGTTATTAATATGCTTCACAACCGATCTTGCACTACCAATCGCATCCTTGCGTCTCTGTAACTCCTCAAAAAATCGATCATTATCATTTTCATCATTTCTGTCAGACAAAAAAATTTCAATAGTTTTTAGAACATTATATTTATTTATAAAATTTTCAATACTATCTTCTGATGTCAAGGGTATAAGATCCAACGTGGGATTGGGAAGGAATTCATAAAGATCACGCTTTGTGACTTTAGGGAGATTGGGGAATTTTCTGCGCTCAACTTTATTTTTCTCATATTCTTTTTTAATATAATCCTTATGTTTTTTGCGGAGGAACGCTAATAGAGTCGCCTTAAACGATTCCTTTGTCGGGGCATCCCTTGTTTCTCTCACATATACAAGTCTATGATTATTCAATATCAAGAGGAATATAGCGGATGGAGAAGACCGCATTAACCCAGGATCTTTGACTAGTCCTTTCCCTTGTTCGAATATTTGTTCGCGCCGCAAGGTAGTGTCTTTTATAAAACGACCAGCCAAACCAACAAAGACTTCATTATTATTTTCCTGCAGCTTTACGAGGGAGACTTGGTGGAGAAAATGGCTTGTCATTTCATATCGCCTGACCAAGTTCACATCAAAGAAAGCCGGGAGAACGATGTCTTCAATATGATCCAACAATACTTGATCACCAAACCTACAAATAAGATTAGCTATTTCCATATTCAATGTTCTGTCCGACATGCAGTTTTTCTCCTTTCAAATTTAGATGACAATAAAATTTCTTCATTCAGAATTTAATAAGGGCTGTCTTTTATGCTGCCGTGTTCATGGGCATATGCATTTTCTAACGCCTGCTTGAGTTTTGTCATGTCTCGTAATTTATGAGCTTCCTTATTGATGGAGCTAGTTATTCCGTAGGCCCTAACAATTTTGTCGTTTAAATCCCAGATCTGTTTACGGATACTTTCCATCATTTGATAAACCTCGACGTGTTCCTCTTTTGTAAATCCTTTGTATAGTTTTTCCATATAGTAATCTCCTCTTATAAAAATATGGATGCTGTTACCGCACATCGTTTCCGACAAAGACGACGGCTTCAATATCCCCGCCCATGGCGTTTTTTGTCTCGAATGTACCGGCGTAATAACCTGCGCAGGTGATTTTTTGTCCGGATCTGATTTTGGAGATATCGCCCTGGTAAATATAGTCAATAGTGATTGACCCCATAGGAGAATTAGGATTTTGGGCCAGTAAAAGCAATTCCGACCACTGGCCGGGATACTGATCGGGAGGGAGCTGTTCGATCTTATAAAGTTCACCTGTTACACGAATCATCTTTCCGAGATAATCATAGGGGCTGGTTGTTATTTTCTCAATCGAAACCGATACGGACTTGTCCCACACCGACGCCTGCCGAAGTTTATTAATCTTACCCACTGCAATGGCAATATTCCCATTAACCGTGACCATCTTATCGGACGTGTTGAACGGTGTATCCACCGTGGATTCAGCCGTTTCACTGACATTGTTTTGAGCATTCCCCGATGGCTGAAATAAGAAATCGGCATTGTAAAAAAGAACAAAAAATAAACCTGCAACAGCCAGAAGTGTGACTTTCCAAAGGCGTCCGGTTGCATGGACAGGGGCTTCCTGTGCTGCGGCAATTAAGGAGTTTCTTTTTATCAGATATAAAGGGAATCCCGCGATCCATAACAATAGAGTAACGGATGCCCATGCCCCGGCAGACATATTAAAGAATCCTTTCTGTCCCGGTATCTTTCCGATGTTGTGATTTGTCGCATCGATATACACCAAAACTGCCGAAATACTGATAATAATGGTGATAATAAGACCGAACATGGTTATTTCCTCCCCGGGAAATGAGTGATTGGTTGTGTATTAAGTGAAAAGGATAACCGCTGATGAATCAGGAAATTTAAATCGGTAGTTTTTTCATGATGGCCCCCGGTTGAGATATTTGATTTTTTGAAGATCTTTCTTATTGCTCCCGGGCTGGGCCGGGCTTTTGTTATGCCGCCTTTCCTTACTGCTGTATGGTCCCGGAAACGAAAGAAAGACGACGTTATTTATTCGTTTCCGGACGTATTGGTGAGACAGTCGGCGCTTCCATCCGGGTTCTCGTAGGTGGCTTTGAGGCGGTTGACTTCGTGTTTCAACGTCAGCATTTCATTTTTTAGGTCCGCGACGGCATTGTTTATTTCCGTCTGCATCCTTTGTTCAAACTCTTTTTGATTCGTTTCTAAATTTGCGATTCGTTCTTCCGCATCGACAGCCTTTGCAAATGATCTAATATTAAGATGCAGTGCCGTCGCGTAGGCTGTTCCAGATTCAAGCACTCGAGTCGCTAAAAACAAGTCTTCAGATATTTTGATGTTATCTGTTTCTGCGGTTTGAAAGATGGGAGAATCTTTCTTCAATTCTTCGGTCGTTGATTTTAGCCCTGATTTCATCGGCCCCTCGCCGGTCAATACCCACAGACGATTATAGCCTAATTTTTCTTCCATCTGTTGGGCTATTTCGCGCGAGATTTTTGTATTATCTATCTCTGCATACTTAATTTTATGCAATGGTATCCCAGTATTATCAGCCAATTTTGCCTGGCTTATCCCTCCAAGATCATCTCGAATTATTTTTAACCTACTTTCACCCATTGGACTAATTTTTCTCTTGACATGGTTGAAATATTCGTCTATCTACCCATCCTATGAACGCCATATACATTTCAAAACAGAACAAAAAAAGAGGCCGCTACGTGAGCGGGCTCCTTATCCTGCACGGTATTACCCAGGCCGAGCTTGTCGAGAAGAGCGGCCTTTCGCAGTCTTTCATATCCAACATCATCACAGGGCGCCGCGTAGGCGCCAAGGAAAAGGGCAAATTGGTGCGACGGATCATCGCCGAATCCCTGGGCATGAAGGAAAGCGAACTCTGGCCCGACAAGGCCGCGTAACGTCCGTCAAATTCGTTTTGACTATATCAAAAACTGAGAGGGATGCAATGTCAAAAAAAAGCAAGTCAATCGACGAAAAGCAGTTGAGCATCTTCTCGCTCCTCGAACCGGAAACACCGCCCCAGCCCGGCAGCATGGACATCAGCATGAAGCTACGCCACGCCGTTTCCGCCGCCATCCGGAACTCGGGAAAAGACCGCATCGACATCTGCGCCGAGATCTACAAGCTGAGCGGGAAAGAGGTGCCGAAAAGCACTCTGGACGGCTGGTCGGCGGAAAGCCGGGACCTGTCAAACGACAGCCTCGATTTTAACGGAAACAAGCGCTGGGGGATAAGCTGCGACATCCTGCCCGCTTTCTGCGCGGCGACGGGCGACTGGAATCCGCTGTTCATCCTGGTCGAGGCCTGCCAGTACAAGGCCCTCAAGGGGAAAGACGTGGTCCGGGCGCGGATCGGATTGCTCAAGGAAGAGATCACGAAAAAGTCACAGGAACTGAAGGGCCTAGAAAAGGCCCTGGTGGAATCGGAATAGGAGGCCCTATGGCTGCAAAGAGTTGCAGGAAAATAGACGTGTTGATGACGACGGACTGGCTCCTGGGAATTCTCCAGGACTCGCGGGAACCGATCAGCGTGTCGGAATTGTCCCGGCTGAGCGGTTTTTCGGTGGATACGGTCTTCCGCCAGATGGGAACGATGGAAGATATCCGCTGGGTCGAGCGGATCGGAGAGGGGTACGTTCTGGGGATGCGGCTGGCGGTGATCTGGGCCAGGAGAAAAACCCTGACGGAAAGCAAGATCGAACGGGCAAGGCAGGACTTATCGGAACTGACGGGAGGAAACAATGAGTAAAACGGAAGCGGACATGCTGGTACAGAACTATTCGGAGGCGGCGGAGTCGCAGGAGGCTATGAAAAAGGATATGGAAAAGTCCGCCGAACAGGTCCAGCGGGAAAAGGAAGAAGCTATCGCCAATATTTATGAAATGGCGGGCAAGATCAAGGCGACACATTTCTTTAAAGAGCAGGCAGGATTCTTTGATCTCCTACTATTAAAGCAAGTTAAGGATTCAAAAGAATACCGTACACGCCTCGGACTGACGTGGGAAGCATTTTGCGATTCCATTGGGGTAAAGAGGCGAACTATTGATGAACACTTAGAAGACCTGCAACCATTTAGACTGGATTTTTTGGCGGCGTTCCGCCAATTTTCAGGAGTTGATTTAAGTAAAATTAAGTATTTAGGAATGGCAATCAACGAAAAAATGGCGGAGGTCGCCGAAAACGCCATTACCTACAACGGTGAGACCATCCCCCTGGACGCCGAACATCGTGACGACATCCAGGCCCTCCTGGAAACCCTGGAAGAATCCCACAAAAAGCAGATCGAGGACAAGGACGCCACGCTGGCCGCGAAGGACCGGCTCCTGAAGGCCAAGGAAGAACTGGTCAACAAGATGGAGCGGGAACTGAAGCGCCTGGAGAAGACCGTGCCCAAGTCGGAACTCACGGAAGAGGAACAGGACGCCGTGAACCTCCTGGCCCAAGTTCAGTCCGACTTTATCGCCGGGCTGTCCGACATCAAAAAGAAGATCGATCCCAGGTCGGCCCCGGAGATCGCCCTCCGCCAGTATTATTACCTGCTGATCTACGTTTCCAAACAGGCGCTGGAAGAGCGCCTGGCGCTGCAGTCCTATTATGAGGGGGCCGAGGAGGTTCCCTGGGAAATTACGGAATTCGAACTGCCTCCAGAGGACGTCCTCATCGACAACATGCCCATGACCGCAGGGCGGGGCATGGGGGAGAAGGTCAAGGCAAAGATCGCGGAGCGGCAGGCAAGGAAGGTATGACGATCATGGCGGTGACGGAGTCGATACTGGATCACGTGGAGGCGAGCCTGCGGGGGCTGTCCGTTTCAGAGGCGTCGCAGAAATTGAAGGACCTGGCCCGTCATTACGGCGTGCCCGTGGCGACCGTCAACCGCTGGGCCAAAAAGCGAGGCCTGCGCTGGCGGAAGGTGAAGACGAACAAGGGTACTTCCGCCGTCTCACGAGAGGTTCTGAAAGAAGCATCCGCCATACTCCTGGCCACGCGCCGGACATCGAACCAGATTCCGCTTCCCGCCTGCGACGCCAAGGAAATCCTCGAAGACTCCGGCGTCGATACGAAGGTTTCTACAAGCTGGTTCCTCGCCCGTATGAGGCAGGAACAAATCTCCGCGAAGGACCTCCTCAGGCCGTCCCCCCATCAAACCCTTTTATCCGATCATCCGAACCACGTCTGGCAGTTCGACGTGACCAACTGCCTTCAGTATTTCCTGGACGAGAAGCGGGGCCTGGGCGAGCGGGACACGGAAATGACGATGTACAAGAACAAGGTGGTCAAGACGGCCAAGGCCATCAAAAAGGAACTGCTCCGCTATGTCGTGGTCGATCACTGCAGCGGGGCCATATTTTTCAGGTATTTCTACGCCTCGGGCGAGAAGGCGTCCGACGGATCGGCGTTTCTGTACGAGGCCATGCGTCCCAAAGACGAATTGATCAAGCGGACCTGGAACGGATCGTCGGCCACGAAGCTGGGCAAGTACCGTTTCCACGGCGTTCCCTTCATCCTGGTCGTCGACCGGGGCTCCATCGCGACCGCCAAGGCCAACCAGGCCCTTTTCGACGCCCTGCGGATCGAACTGAAACCGCACATGCCGGGCAATCCGCGGGCGAAGGGCGCCGTCGAAGGGATGATGCACTACATCAACCGCTTCGAGGGCCGCCTGAAGCTGCAGCGCCCCGCTGATCTGGACGAGTTGAACCGCTGGGCGCTCGACTGGTGCGTGTACATTAACGCCGCGCAGAAGATGCGCGACATCGCCCCTCGGTCCGTCCTGTGGTCCTACATTACCCAGGAACAACTGAGGCTTTGCCCGGACGAGGACCTCTTCCGACTCTTAATCCGTGAACCGACGATCCGGCGCAAGGCCAGCGGCGCCCGGATCATCAGCGTGGACAATCTCGAATACCAGATCGAGGATCCCCAGGCGGCGGGGCAGTGGGTGGACGTGGTCCGCCATCCCTACGAATATCCGGCCGTCGAGGTGCACTGCAACGGCTATGTCTGGCTCTGCCGGCCGATTGAGAAAGACCGCTACGGCCGCCTGACCGCCGGCGTTTCCTACGGCACCTACCGGGCCATCAGGCAGACGGAAACGCAAAAGGCCAAAACGGAGATGGAAAAGACGGCGGAAAAGTGGGGCCTTTCCTGGAAGGGCACGGGGGACAAGCGCCGCGCCGAAGCGCCGCCGGTCGGGTTCGTGTCGCCGCTCCAGGTCATGGGGCACCAGGCGGAGAAGGTCGGCAACCTGGAATTCATCGACAAACGCGGGATACCCCTGGAGATCAGGGAGCCGGAAATGCCTGCAAACGAGACGATGAGGATGGACGCGGCCACGGTATCGCGGGGAATCGTTGCCCGGAGAATTTCTTTCGTCGAATTTCTCAAGCAACTGCGGGCGGAGATCGGCGTCATTTCCCCAACGCTGAACGGAGATTTGCGGGAACGTTACGCTGAAGGCATCGAAGTTGTGGAAGCGGACAACGCGATCCGGGCCATTGCGGACGGGACCTGGCCGATGGAGGAACACCGGGCCATGGAATCGGCCGGGTAAGGATCGGTGGAAAAAATGGAAATTCGCAATAGCAAAGACTTTTGGAAGTTTATTGTGGGCTTTATGACCGTAGGCGCTCTTTGGTTGGCGGCCTGTTACAGGCTAATCGAGGGAATCCTGGGGCGCGATAAGCGGTAATCCGGACACTCAGGAGGTGAACTGTGGGACGACCGAAAACGCGGGAACAAACGCCGTATCAAATGGACTTTGTCCCCATTGTGCTGAAGTCATTGACGTTGGATTGCGGAATCAGCCAGGGCGATATCGCCAGGGAAACGGGACTGTCCCGTCCGGCGATCAACCTGATGCTGAATCGTGGTTACATGCCCATCAAACACCCCGAGACCAGGGGAATTATCGAGGGCATGCTGGAACGGGACCGGCGGGTCATGCAGTGGCTGGCGGATCGCCTGATGAATGTCGAGGACGTGTGGACGCCATCGGGAAAGGCCCTGCGCAATGCGCTCCCCGCGGGGATTGGGGATAAAATCGCGGCGGGCATGAAACGACCCGCCATGGTGCCGGGCGACCCGGAACAACTTATCATGAAATGGGAGGTGGAAATGCTCAGTCAGGAGGCAATTCAGTATTTCAAATTATTCAGGAACCCGTTCGTTGACGATGTCCAGAAGGAATCGGACATATATATGAGCGAGGAGCACCGTTACATCGAGGCGGCCATGATCGACGCGGCGCGCCACGGCGGGTTTTTGGCGGTCATCGGAGAAGTCGGATCCGGGAAAAGCGTCATGCGGCGCAAGGTAGTAGAACAGTTACGTCGGGACGGCGACGTGATCGTCATCTTCCCGCAGATGATCGACAAGACGCGGGTCAACGCCGCCAGCATCTGCGACGCCATCATCATGGACCTGTCGGAGCAGCGCCCACGGCAGAAACTGGAGGACAAGACCCGCCAGGTCCACAAGCTGCTCCTGGAGCGGGCAAAGCAGGGTTTCCGATCCGTCCTCATTGTCGAGGAGGCCCACGATCTGCACACGAATACACTCAAGTACCTGAAGCGGTTCTACGAACTGGAAGACGGCTACCGTAAACTGCTCGGCATCATCCTCGTCGGCCAGACGGAATTAAAAAATCTGTTTAATGAAAAAGCCCACATCGATATGCGGGAGGTCATCCGCCGGATCCAGGTGGCGGAGATCAAGGGGCTGAACGGCGGTACCCGTGACTACCTGGCCCTGAAATTCAAGCGTGTCGGGGCAAAAATAGAGAATCTTTTCGACGAGAGCGCATTTGCGGCCCTGTCCCGCCGACTGACTGCCGTGGACCGGAATAACAGGGCCATCTCACACGCCTATCCGTTGAACGTCAACAACTATGTCTCCCGCGCCATGAACGAGGCCTATTCCCTCGGCGAATCGAAAATCACGGAGGCGATCATCATGAAAATAGAAAGTGCGGATGAATTTTGAAGAGGGAGCCGACCATGATCAAAAGAATCGTCACTTACATCGGGCGGGAGCCCTGGGACGTGGAAATTTTGCGGCAGGAAAAAATACTGAACCGGTGTTGCTGGGCGGCGATCGCCATCGCTTTGATCGTTTTTGTCCCGGTCTGCCTGCGGGTCCTGGCGAGGTGAAAGCGATGAAACAGCAACGATGGGAAAAGAGGCGTGAAGAGCCGCATCGAACCGATCGGCGCCCGTCCGGTCTCTCTGGCCAGGGAACCCCGGACAGACGGCGTTGCGGCAATGGAAACCATTGTCCGGTGAGGAACGAGCGGATCGACACGGCAACGTGCATTGTACAGCAAACCAGGCAGCCGGACAAGTGCTTCGGCTGCCGACAATTCAGGAGGTAAAAACCATGGCGACACTGGGCGACATTGAAAGACTGACGAAGGCTTTCGCCGACGGGCGGGGGCAACTGGCGGATCGGGTCCGGACCCTGGAACACGAAATCACCGCGATCAAGCGCCGCCGCCTGCAGGGGATCAAAAATACCGTCAACGCGGTCCTGGAACTGCAGTCCTCATTGAAAGCGGCCCTGGAGGACAGCCGGGATCTGTTCGTGAAGCCCCGGACGATGATCTTCCACGGCGTCAAGATCGGCTTCCAGAAGGGCAAGGGAAAAATCTCCTGGGCGGACGACGCCCAGGTGGTCAAACTGATCAGAAAACACCTGCCCGATCAGGCGGACGTCCTCGTCAAGACGACGGAAAAGCCCGTCAAGGATGCCCTGCAGCAGCTATCCGCCGCCGATCTGAAGCGGATCGGCGTCCTGGTCGAGGAAACCGGGGACCAGGTCGTGATCAAGAGCACGGACAGCGAAATCGACAAGTTCGTGGACACCCTCCTGAAGGAGGACGAGCCGGAGAAAGAAGAGGTGGTGGCATGAAGGATCAATTACTGGAAAACATGAACATGCTCGAAATCATGATCCGAGCCGAATCCAGCAGGCAGGTTGAGAAATGGGGCGTTCAGGATCGATCACCATTTGAATGGCTGACCTATATTATCGAGGAAGTCGGCGAACTGGCCGATGCGATCCAGGCATGCGAGTACCAGGGGGAAGATCCGCAGCAGGTTGTTACCGAAGCCGTTCAGGCGGCAACCCTGTGCCTCAAGGTCGCGGAAATGCATATTCCTCCGCACGAAACGACACCGGACAAGGAGGTGGCGGCATGAAAGATTCGGACACGATAACGGTGGATGTTACCGATAAGATCTGGATACGCGCGGCGGCCAGTGTGCCGGACGGCTACGAGGTTGTCCTGTCCGGGCGGACGCAACCGGGTGATCGGCTCTACGATCTCTGGGGCGAATGGCATGGGAAACCTCTGCTGAGCCCCGATGACGATCAGCTCATCGGCATCGCGGTTTTTACCTTTTTCGCGGTCGCCCGGAAAGTGGCGTCAGTGAAATGATCAAGGATGCCTCCCGCGACCGGGCTTGCGGGACCTGCCGCCATTACGGATACCGGACAGGCAATCCCAATGGATGGCGCTGGGCCTGCTGTCAAAAGAAACGCTTTTGGTTCCCCGACATGGAAGCTCGTCCGGGAGAACGGAAAGGATGCGAGGACTGGGAATAATGGGAACGGGACGACTCAAAAAGAAAGACGATCTGCACTATCGGAAGGGATCAACCGCCGCTCACTTTAATTGTGAGTGCTGTAAAAGTTTTGTGGAGAACTTCGAAGTACGCGGACTGGGCGGAAATGTGCTGGCCATCGAGGGCCGCTGCCGCCTCATGGGCATGGAGTACTCTCGTCGTTACCGCGTCCGGCCGGACCATCGATGTGATGCCCAGGAACTGGATCGTGATAAATGCTGGTGGATGAAGGGAGACCGCTGATGCGTCTCGTCTGTCCATCGTGCGGAGCCGTGGCCAGTGCGGAAGCCTGGCAGAACGATTCGGCCATCCGCTACACCTTCGAGGCCCTGGTGCAGTTGCCCTCCCCGGTCCTGCGCCAGAGCCTTTCCTATCTGGGGCTTTTTCGCCAGGGGACGAAGGCCCTTCCCTGGCGGCGCGCCCTGACGATTGCCCGGAGCCTGAAAGACCTGGTCGAAACGGGCTCGGTCCACTGGCAGGGCGGCGAGACGCGTCCCTGCTCGGCGGAAATCTGGGGCAAGGCCATGGAGGCGACGCTTTCCAGCGGACCGAAGGGCCTCAAGAATCACAACTATCTCCGCCACGTGGCCTGGGAACTGGCGGCGGAACTCGCCGCCAGGGCCGAAGCGGACCGGGAGGCCGCCCGGCAGCGTCGGCGCAAAGATACGGATGAAGAACCGCCCCCCATGTCCGATGCGACCAAAAAGATAATCGACGATCTGCACAACAAATGGGGGATGAAATGAGAACCGGCGTCCCTATAGAGCGCCCCGTCCGGATGATCGAGCCGATCCAGACCAAAATGATCCACACGGCGATCGCCAAGCTGGGCCTGTCCGACGACGACTACCGGACGATCCTCCAGGGCCGTTTCAAAAAGACGTCGTCTACGGCATTGACATACACGGAAGCCCACAACCTGATCGAGTATTTCAAGGCCATGGGATTCAAGATCACGCGCAGGACCAGTGAACGCGGCTACTCCCGCCGCGTGCGCCATCTGCATTTGAAAGACAAGGTCGTTTTCCTGCCGACCATCCAGCAGATGAACCTGATCGAGGTCCTGGTGAAAAAGGTCGACTGGCGCTACGAGGACGGCTATGAGCGCTGGCGGCGCAAGTACATGAAGATCGACCGGATCACGACCACGGAAGAGGCGAGCACGGTCATCGAGGGCCTAAAGGGCCTGATCGTGCATCAAAAAGGAGAGCACGCCCTGTGAAAGACGACTGGCTGTCTGATATCGCAGCGGAAATTACAACGGAATGCCTTCCCGAGAATTACCAAGAAATCGCCCGGATTGCAGGCGTTGACGCGGCCGTGAAGCTCTCTCAATACCTTGGCGGGTCCCGCTTCTATTACCCGAAAATCGACAGCCTTATCAGGAAGAAAAGAGACGAACGCATTCGGCGTGAGTTCGACGGCGCCAACCACCGCGAGCTGGCCCGCCGTTACGATCTAACGGAAACGCGCATCCGCGACATTGTCCAGCGGAAAACCCCTCAACAGATAGACCTTTTCTGATCATCATTCTTCACTCCTATCATCAAAATTTCTCAAGCGTTTTGGTAGTTTACCTTTGCGCAATCCCCTATCATCGCACCTCAAGAGATAACCTCCTGTAAAACCCAGACGGGCCGCGGCGCCTCCATCCGCCACGGCCCGAACGGGCGATGGCAACGGAAAGGGAAAATTCATGGCATCCCGGAAAATTGAAGACTGTGTGATTGCGCTCCAGGACAAATTTTTCCTTTTCGATCTCCGGATGAAGGCGGTTGGAATCCCTTTTTTGATCACCTGCACCGCCCGGACCGTCAAGGAACAGATTGCCTTCTACGCCCAGGGACGGGAGACGCTGAAGCAGACCAACGCCCTCCGAAAAATGGCGGGATTGCCGCCGATCTCCCCGGAGGAAAACGCCCGGAAAGTCACCTGGACATTAAACTCCAAGCACCTGGTGGATCTGGACGACGGCAATCCCGGAAACGACAAGTCCCGTGCCTTCGACATCGTTATCACTCGTAACGGGAAACCATGTTGGGACGTAAAGGCGGACGTCAACCAAAACCAAATAGCGGATTACGTGGAGGCGGGGCGGATCGGGAAAAGCGTCGGCCTCATATGGGGTGGAAACTTCAGAACGCCGGACATGCCCCACTTTGAAATCTAATTATCCCTGGAAGCCCCCGGCCGTACCGGATTGAGACGCCGGTCGGGGGCCATATTCAGAAATAGGAACCGGACAATGACGTCCGGCTCCACACAACAAATCAAATTGTTGTCAACAACAAATTGATTTGTTGGGGAACGGAATGCCGATGTTGAAATTACAACCGGGCGACCTCTGTGTCGTCAAGACCCAGTCGGCGATCGCCGGAACGATCAACGCCGCTCAGCGCTTTCTGTCACGGGACGGCAAGGCGGAGTACAACCATGCCCTCTTGATTGTGGACGAGAGCGGAAATACCTACGAGTCCCTCCTGCGGATTGATCATTACAACCTTGAGCAATATGTCCGCCGTCCGGTCTGGATTGTGCGGCACAAACATATGACCCGCGACTGTTTCAAGGCGGGTTATCAGGATGTCCTCCAATATGATGGCAAACTCTATCCCTGGTGGCGACTACCCATGCACTTCCTGCACCTGGCCCAGTACATCCACTGGAGCTATCCGGTCTGCTCGGAACTTGTGGGGGTGTTTCTGAATAAAGCCGGTTTGAGCAATTCAACCGGCTGGGGCTGGAGTCCCGACGACCTGGCGGACCTGTGGGCGGAGTCAAAATATTACGAGACCATTTTTCGCGGTGTCCTAAACCCTTACATTATACCGTTACAACTCAGCACACAAGACGAGGTGAAAAAATGAGAAAGACCATACTGAGGCTGCTGGCTTTGATCGTTATTCTAATCTGCACTACGGGCGCTTATGCGTCGGATCAGCCGGCGGATAATAATCAATGGACCAGGGAAGACACCATCAAGGAGGCGACCTTCATCGGGCTGCTTTGCCTGGAAAAGGCGCAGCGCAACTACGTTGCCGATCACGGCGGCATGTACGTGCCCAATCCGTTTCTCGGGCCGAATCGCAGGGAAAGCGACGTGGACAAATTTTTGATCGCGTCGGCGATCCTGCATCCCGTCATCAGCTATCTGCTGCCGCGCCAGTGGCGCAACTGGTGGCAGTACGGGACCCTGATCATCGAGGGAACCTCCATCGCGGCCAACATGAGTTTCGGCGTGGGGTTTGAGTTCTGATGGATGAAATCGACCAGGCGCAACAGAATGAAGAAATCTTCCGCCAAAATTCCTTAAATCGGCATTTTGGGCGGACGCAGAATAACCAGGTGAAATCGAGAGCAGCCGGCCCGGCCGTCACCTCTGCACAGGGGGATGGACCGGGACCCGGAACACACTTTTGCGCCGAATGCGGCGACGAGATCGACGCGGGCCGCATGGAGGCCAACCCTCACGCGATCCGCTGCTTCGAATGCCAGGCAAAACATGAGCGCAAGCGCCGGGCGGAGGGCATGGCATGAGCTGGACCGAGGTGTTCAAATCCCTCTGTTTTTGGGGGCCGGGATGCGTCATCGCCGGGGTCATCATCTACGCTGTCTATTCCTTGGCCAGCAAGATCGGCGTGGCCTTCGTCAAGGCCCAGCAGGATCTGGCAGCCGCTACGGCCCAGCAGGCGCAGAGCATGGAGGGGCTCCGTCAGTCCCTTACCGATTACATCCGAAAGGACAACAACGAGCACCAGGAGATGCTCGTTCTCCTGAAATATCTTGCAAAGCATCATGAGGCCCTGGTCGCCGTGGCCAGGGAACACAATAACCGCCATCATAACGGGAGTGACGATGAAATTGACTGCTGAAAAGAACCGGCGCCTGCGGATCGCCATCCTGGAAATCCTGAATACGGGGCACCTCAGCCCCATGGACACGAAAAGTCTCGCCTGGCACCTGGGAAACCTTGGGTATCCTATGCCGGAGGACTTGCTGCTGGCGCACCTGCAGTACCTGGAAGAACTGGGCTACGTCCAGAACGAAACGAGGAGCGACATCGGCCTGGAAGTCCGGCATGCCCGGCTGACGGCGAAGGGCTGGAAACTGATCGATGGATGGCTCAGGGACGAGGGCATCGACGAGGCACTCTGATGGCAGGCAAAAGCTACATAGCCGAGACAAGGGAGCTGTCCTTCCGCACCTGGCGTGAATGCGGCCAGAACATCGAGCTGACCATCAAAACGATGAAGGACAGGCACGACGTCCCGATCACGAAGCCGACCCTCTACGCCTGGATGGAGAAGTTCAACTGGAAGGAACGGGCGACGCGTGCGGAGGTGGAAGAACAACGGGTTAGTGACGCCATTGTGACCGACGAGGGAAAGATCCTGGCCGACCTGGAGAAGCAACGCCAGAAATACGAGCGCTACTTCAACAGCCTCGGGGAAATGGCCATCGATCCCCAGGCCACCTATGCCTACAACAGCCTGGCCAAGACGATCGCGGACATCAAGATCCGCTGCCGGGGACCAGAGATAAAGATGGATAGACCGGCACTTTTCATGGAATCCATGGAGTTCATCGCCGGATTTCTGAAGGAAAAGGACCCCGAAGGGCTAAAAATTTTGGCCCGGAATTTTGACGGTATTGTCGATGCCTTCAAGGTGAAGCATGCGCAAGCGACCTGAGATCACCGAGAACCGTTTTGACCTGTGGGCGGAGCAGCTCAAGGGGTGGATCGAAGAATCCGTCTCGCCGTTTGAAGACGACACGCCGGAAAAGCAGGCCGCACGCAAGGAACGCGGGCGGCACGATCTCCTGTATTTCTGCAAGACCTATCTGCCCCATTACTTTACCGCGGATTTCGGCGACTTTCACCGAGAGTGGGAGGAACTGACGGAACTGCGCGACGAGATTGTTCTGACCGCTGCCCCGCGTGAACATGCGAAGTCTACGTTTTTTACCTTCGCCGTACCGATCCGGAACATTGTGTATGCCCTACGCTGGTTCCAGATGATTATCTCCGATACGAACGATCAGGCAACGGGCTTCACCCTGCCGATCCGGCTAGAGCTGGAAGAAAACCCGCGCATCAGAATCGACTTCGGTGATCTGCGCGGCCGTCCCTGGAAGGCCAACGATTACACGACGGGCAACGGCGTTCGCACCCTTGCCCGCGGCCGGGGGGAGAAGGTCCGCGGTCTAAAGAACCGCCAGTACCGACCGGATTTCGCCGTTGTGGACGATTTCGAGAATGACGAGAATGTCGAAAACCCAAGGCTTGTCGAGGCGGGCATGCGCTGGCTGAAGCGGGCCGTTATCGGATCGCTCGGCTCCGGATACCTGTTCCTCATGGTGGGCAATCTCTTCCATCCGAAAAGCGTGCTATCCCAGTTCATCGCCGCCAAAGACGAAGACGGAAAACCTCTCTACATCAGCAGGGTTTATAGGGCATGGCTCGATTACGGGAAAGCGGATCAGCGCCCCCTCTGGCCTGCGGCCTGGCCTGCCGAGCGCCTGGAGAAAAAGCGCCGCTCCATGGGATCCGTCGATTTCAACGCCGAGATGATGAATCTGACCGGTGCGGAGAATTCGCCGTTTCCGGAGGCCTGGTTCGTTTATTATGAACCGGGAGAACTCAAGGGTAAAAGGCTGTTTACGGTATCGTTCGTCGATCCCAGCGCGAAAAGTGGGGAAGCAAATGACTTCAAGGCGATTATCACCGTTAGTCTGGATCTCGGCGCCATGATTTTCTATTGCCGCCACGCCTGGATCCGCCACGGCTCACCCGGCGAAATGTTTGCCGCAGCCTACCGCCAACACGACGAATACCCCGGCCCCGTCGGTATCGAGGAAAACATGCTCCAGGACTTCCTGCACGATGCAATCTTCAACTACGCCAGGGAAGTCAAAAGGTATTTGCCCTGGCACCCCATCACGCACAGCACGAACAAGGAGCAGCGTATCATCGGCACGCTTTCCTATCTGGTCGAGTACGGGAAACTTCGCTTCATAATGCATCAGAGCGATCAGGACCTCCTGGTGGAGCAACTGATCTACATCCTGAACAGAAATGTCAACGACGACGGTCCCGACGCACTGGAAGGCGCCGTAAGCCTATTGCAGAAAGGTGCAGGAAGCACTTGCGAGTATGAAACCGTTCAATCGCGAACGTCACTTGAAGGACTGCAAAGGGGTGCCTGGTGATGTCAGAAAGATGCAGATGCGCTGAAAAGCCCCAGAAACGATTATTTCGTCATCAGGGCGGTACTTACCAGCGTTTATCGTTGACACCGTTTATAAACATGTCAACGGGCCTTACAGGGGATAATTCATCATGCTGTTAGACCAGTATGGCAAGGCAATCAAATCGAACAAACCGATCCTTGAGGAAGTGGCAGTGCAGACTGTCCGTGACCGGTACAGCAATTATCCGTCCCAGGGGCTGACGCCGCAACGCTTGGCTACCATTTTCAAGGAGGCGGATCAGGGCGATATAGAACGGCAGGCCGAGCTGTTCGAGGAGATGGAAGAAAAGGATCTCCATCTGGGCGGAATTCTGCAGACGCGGAAGCTCGCCGTGACCGGCCTCAACTGGGAGATCTTGCCCGCGTCCGGTTCGGCGGAGGACAAGGAAATCTCCGCTGCGGCCAAAGAGATGTTCGAATATATCGAGAATTTTGAGGACGCCTTGCTGGACACCCTCGACGCCGTCGGCAAGGGATTCGCCGTCCAGGAGATCATGTGGGAGCTGGCGGAGGGCCGGATCTGGGTGAAGGAAGTCAAGTGGATACACCAGCGGCGATTCACCTTCAACGCTCCCGAGGCGCTCCTGGAATTTCCCCGCCTACTGACGGATGCGGAACCCAGCCGGGGAGAGGAACTGCTGCCCAACAAGTTTATCGTTCACAAGTATCGCGCCCGTTCCGGGGCGACCGTGCGCGGCGGACTGCTCAGGCCCTGCTCGTACATGTACCTGTTCAAAAACTTCGACATTAAGGACTGGCTGATTTTCAACGAACTCTTCTCGGTTCCCATGCGGGTCGGCAAATACAAATCAGGTGCAACCCCCGAAGACAAGGAAGCCCTGAAGCGGGCGGTCTTCAACCTGGGCGTCGACGCCGCGGCGGTCATATCGGACAACACGCTGATCGAGATCCTGGAGTCCAAGCTCCGGGGCGATACGGCGACCTTTTCCAGCCTTGCGGAATATTGCGAACGGGGCATGACAAAATCCGTCCTCGGTCATACCGGTAGTTCCGACGGCACACCGGGCAAGCTTGGAAACGACGACCAGGCCAAGCTCGTTCGCCAGGACCTGCTCGAAGCCGACGCCAAGGCGCTCCAGAAGACGGTAAAGTTTCAGTTGCTGAAGCCCTGGGTCGGATACAATTTTGGCCCGGACAAGGGAATCCCGATCTGGAAGCTGCACTACGAGGACGAAGGCGATCTGGAAAAGACCGCCAAGGTTATTTCGATCCTGGTCAAGGACGCGGGCTTTGAGGGTGTCCCGGAAGATCATATCCACGAACGCTTTGGGATTCCGAAGGCGGAAGCCGGTCAGAAGACCCTGAGGACGCCGGTGGCACAGGCGGGTCCGATACCTACGGACGGCGCCTCTAAAGCGCAAAGCGTGAATAAAGGCTGCGTCCTCGTCAAAAACACGGCGACTGGCGAGGAGGACTGGGTGCAGCTCTACATGGAACGCATTGCCCCGTCCCTGCAGAACATCCGCGCCACGGCCCTGGACGATATAGAGGAATGGCTCATGTCGCTGCCCGTACCTCCCACGCAGGACGAGTTTATCGTCAAGATCGAGCGCTTTCTCGGGTCGGCTTTTGTCGCCCTGGACCGGAAGGCCATCACCGATGCGATCGGCGACATCTGGCGCTTTTTCCGCGGGGAGGCGGGCATGGTTGAGTTGGCCTTCGGCGGACCGGATACTCGGGCAATCCGCTTCTTGTCGAAGCTCGACAACTTCTATATCTCCAGCTACCTGAAAAACCCGGAAGCACGGTCGCTCATCAAAAACTTTATCCAGGAGCAATACCTCGAAAAGGGGGCCGGCCTGTTCGGCCGGGGCAAACCTGAGGATGTCGAGGCGTTTCAGAACCTACTGTCGCAGAAACTATCCGACATGGAATCATGGCAGGTCCGGCGCATCGTGGACACATCGGTCCAACGCACGCGGAACTGGTCGAGTGTTGCCCAGTTGCATGAAGCTGGCATTGCCGAACTGGAAATCTACGAGCCGACCCATGACTGCGCGTTCTGTGTATCCATGAACGGTCGGGTGATCAGCGTGCCGATCGCCCACGCAAAAATGGAAGCCCAGATGGCCATGACGCCGGAAGAATACGAGGAGGATCTGCGCAGCCTCACGCCCAGTATCGGGAACATCGATGCCGTCGTTGAGGCCGGAATGCTGCCGCCGTATCACCCGCACTGCCACGGTACGGTGATCAGGAGAATCAAATGAGAGTCTTTTTCAAGTTTGAGCCTACTCCGGAGCAGATGGCCAGGCAGTTTGGTGCAGATGTCCAGGGCGCTAGGCGGGCGGGGTTCATCAACGTCGTGACGATGATCGAGGCCATTGCGACCAAGAAAGCGCCCGTCAAAACATCGAACCTGGCCAACTCTCACACCAGCGATGTCAACGCCGAGGCGACCAGGGGTTTTGTCCGTTTCACCGCGCCCTATGCGAAGTACGTCCACGGGGGAACGGGGCTGTACGGGCCGCATAAGACCAAGATCGTTTCTGACACCGAAATAATTATCAGACCCAAAAATGCCAAAGCATTGTTTTGGCCGGGGGCATCGCATCCGGTAATGGCAGTCAAAACAACAAAGTCCTTTTACTGGGCGGGGGCCAAATACCCTGTGAAATCAATAAAAGGCATGAAGCCTCAGCCGTTCCTGCGCGAGGCGGCGGAAGAAGCGGATCTGCAGCGTTTGTTCTCGGACGGCGTGAATAACTATCTGGCGGGGAGAGGAAAGCGATCATGAAAAATACGTTGATTATTGTCTGCAAGGCGCTGGACGGTGCCCCGGCAGAGATCCAGGTGATCCCTTACGGGAACGTCGATACGCCGAAAGGTCCATATACCCTGGACGCGGAGAGCGCCCTGGCCGTTATGGATGCGTTTTCCGGGATGACAAACGACATGGTCATCGACTACGAGCACCAAACCCTGCAGGGGGTCGAAGCCCCCGCGGCGGGCTGGATCAAACAGCTCATCAACAAGGGCGAAGACGGCATCTGGGCGGTTGTCGAGTGGACGGACCGGGCAAAGCAGTACATTGCGAACAAGGAATACAAGTACGTCTCGCCGGTGTTTCTGAAGCGGATCTCCGACAACAAGGTGATCCGGCTCATCAACGTCGCCCTGACCAATCAACCGAATATCGACGGGATGGTCCCGCTGGTAAACAAGGACTCGGAGTATCGATTCGAGGCAAACGACAAGAAGGAGAAGGAGGACGTCAATATGTGGAAAGAATTGTTGAAGATTTTGGGTCTCGCCGAGACCGCGACTGAGCAGGACGCCATCGTAGCGGTGAACAAGCTGAAGGAGCCGGTGCGGGTGGTGGCAAACAAGGGCGTCCTAGATGCGCTGGGCCTGAAAGAGGGTGCTACGGAGGCCGAGATTACTGGAACAATCATGGCCATGAAACAGTCGCACACTCAGGTGGCGGATCTGGCAACGCAGGTGTCCCAGTTACAAGCCAGTCTGGCAGAAAAGGATGCCGGTGACCTTGTGGCGATGGCCATGAAGGACGGGAAAATTACGCCGGCGCAAAAAGAGTGGGCCGACGAATATGCCAAGCGGGATCCTGAGGGCTTCAAGGTTTTCGTGGCCAAGGCTCCGGTCGTGGTTGTTATGGGAAAGGTCATCACCCCCGAAAAGCCCGGTGAGGGTTCTCTCGATGAAACACAGTTGGCCGTCAACAAGCAGATGGGCCTCGACGACGAAACGTTCAAGAAATACAATAAATAAGCGGGGATAACCCGAGCATAAGGAGAACAAAACATGACTGCATTATTACAGGACAAAGCGATCGAACGGACCGAGGGGGTTGAACTCTCCTTCCGCGTGATCAATGCGGACATCATCTACGGCGGCGGTATTACCTGCGTCAACGCCGACGGGTACGCCCTGCCGGGCTCCGATACGGCGGGCCTCATCTTCCAGGGCATCTCCCTGGAGCGGGTGGACAATTCCAGCGGTCAGGCCGGTGACAAATCGGTCACGCTGCTCCGCCGCGGCCTGGTCAAGATGTTGTTTGCCAACGCCATCAGCCAGGCCAACGTCGGAGACAATGTGTTCATCGTCGATGACCAGACGGTCGACCTGGCGGGCAACTGCACCAACGACATTTTCTGCGGGGTTATCGCCTCCTATATCGATTCGACCCACGCCTGGGTGGATATCGAACCGGCGATCAGGCAGGCGGATGTGGCCGTCCATATCGCCGACACCACCGGTGCTCACAGCGCGTCCGCGATCAGCATTGCCGATGCGGGCAGCTTTACCGCTCAGACCGAGGCGGAGGCGGCGCTGCAAGAGATCTACCAGCACCTGAAAAGCGCAAAGGGGATCATCGAAATTCCGACCCCCTGTTTTACCGACGCAGGCGCCGCACTCGCCGCATTCTCGGACGGCGACAGCGCGGTGCCAGGCTACTGCGTCACGGCAAAGGGGCTGGGGATCCGCTGGAACAACCACGCCACTCCCGGGGCGGTCGGTGCGAAGGTCATCATTCCTCCCGACATGGATGTGACCGCGAACGCGGTGCTGCATGTCCTGGCTGCCAAGACGGGGGCGACCGTCGGCGACGCGACGAAATTCACCGTAGCCGCCTACAACAATGTGGTGGATGCAGCCTACGATGCTGATGCGGATTTCGGCGGCGACAGCAGCGCCATGACCGGAGACGCCACGGCCAAGACGGTCCAGCACGAAACGCTGACCCTCGCCCTGGCCAACCTGGCAGCCTATCCGGCAGCACTGGAGATCACGATCAAACCGAAGGCCGGGACCCTCGGCACGGATGACGTGATCCTGCTGGCAGTGTGGATCGAGTACAAAAAGAAGCTGCTGACTGCGTAACCATTTACCTTATCCTGGTCGCGCAAGAGACGACCACAGAACGAAAGGAGGATTTTATCCATGTTAGTGAATAAAGCAACCATTGCGGCGGTCTTTGTCAGTTTGAAGACCACGTTCCATAACGCCTTCGACACTGCCGCCAGCCAGTGGCAGCAGACGGCCATGCTGGTCCCCAGCGGCTCCAGCCAGAACGACTACACCTGGCTTTCCAAGTTTCCCAAGATGCGCAAGTGGATCGGCGACAAGGTGCTGAAACAGCTTGAAGCGTTCAAGTACACCATCGTCAACGATGATTTCGAGGCCACGGTCGAGGTGGACCGCAACGACATCGAGGACGACAACCTCGGCATCTACGCCCCCCAGGCCCAGATGGCGGGCTGGAGCGCCAAGCAGCTCCCCGACGAGATTGTGGCGGACCTGAAGAACAACGCTTTCGCCAATACCTGCTACGATGGCCAGTATTTCTACGACACGGATCATTCCGTAGCGGGTGCTTCCGTTTCCAACAAGGGCACCGCGGCCCTGTCCGGGGCAACGCAGGCCCTTGCCGCGGCGTCGTACGGCGCCGCCCGGACGGCGATCATGTCGTTCAAGGACGACGAGGGGCGCCCCCTGGCGCTGATCCCGGACGTTCTGGAAGTGCCCCCGACCTTGGAGACCGAAGGCAAAAGGCTCGTCGAAATGGACAAGCTGGCCGACGATACGCCGAACCCCTACAAGGGGACGGCAAAACTCCTGGTCAATCCGCGCCTCACCAGCACCACCGCCTGGTTCCTGCACTGCACGTCCATGCCGGTGAAGCCCTTTGTCTACCAGGAACGCAAAGCACCGAACTTTGTGGAACAGACCGATGAACAGAACGACAACGTCTTCATGCGCAAGAAGTTCCGCTTCGGCGCCGAGGCGCGGGCCGCTGGCGGCTACGCCTTCTGGCAGATGTCCTACGGTTCAACCGGACTGGGTTAATCCGATATCAAGTAAACTGCTGGGGGCTGGCGTTCCGGCCCGCCCCCATATTTTAGAAGGGGTGGATAAATGCTGAGAATCAAAAGCAAGCGCAACAATTTCCGGCGGTGCGGCGTGGCGCATCCAGACCAGTGGGTCGAGTACCCGGAAGGCCGCTTTACCGCCAAGGAGATCGCGATATTAAAGGCAGAGCCGATGCTCCAGGTGGAGGTGACGGTGCCGGAGGAAAATAACGGGACAGGTCCCGACGCCGAGAACGGCGAACTTGCCGCCATGACGGTTGAACAGCTCAAGGACGAGATTGCCGCGTTCCAGTCTGTTAAAATACTCAAGGGTCTTAAGAAAGACGAGCTAATCGGCATACTAAAATCCCATCGGGAAGCGGCGGAAAAAAAGTCCGGCACTCAGAAAGAGAGATAACCAGAACCGTAAGGATATGAATTATGAAAACAGAATTCAGAGTCATTTTAACAGGCACTTTTGACACGGCGGCGGAGCGGGACAAGGTATACGATTCGCTAAAAAACTTTATGACCGGCACCGCAAGCAAGTCCGCCGTTTTCAAGAGGGCAGACATAACAAAGGATGAATACCCCGTGCCCGAAAATATAACGGTATCCGAAAAGGTGATCTAAGTGCCGAACGGCTTCCTCTCAGCATCCCCCACGACAAGACATGGATCCGGATGGTGGACCCTGGGCGGTGCGGATATTATCTATGCCCAGAAGCATGTCTGTCCGGGATCAGGGAGCATTGAAATATCCGAGATCGGCACATGGCAGTCCCGGGACGACGGAGTAAGCGCAAAAACAAGATTCGGAATATTCGGTCACGACGGGTCAAATGATTGTCCGTCAACAATAATATCCAATTCCGAGTCAGCCGAGATCGTACCCCAGATTGGCAACGGATCGACGATGTACCAGGACAAGCACACCTACTCGACAAAACCGCAGCTAACGGGCGGGGTGACATACTGGCTGGCAGAGGAAACAGACATACCGAGCGGTTACATGAATGTATCCAGAATTGACACGGGCGGAAACTCGTTATGGAAATCCGGAACCTACCCCGCCTGGCCGACAGATATCGGATGGCACACGCATACCGATGCGGTTTCTGACTCCGGTCTTTACGCCGTCTATCAGGCTGTCGCGGCAAGGTTCGGACGGCACGGGTTAGACGGGGGCATGCAGATGCTTAGCGGAGGACATCAATGAAAGTAACGCCCGGATCAACTGACATTTCAACCTTTGTTGTCTTGAGACAGACGTCCGACGGCACGGAGAAAACCGGCGCAACGATAACAGACATTGACCTGCAATACTGCCGGGTAGGGTCCGCGCCAGTGGCCAAGATCGATGCAACCGCCCTTGCCGCCACGGATTCGGCTCATGCAGACAACAAGGCCATCGAGATTGATTCCACGGATCAACCGGGGCTTTACCGGGTTGATTGGCCGGATGCGGCCTTCGCAGCCGGAGCAAGGGAGGTCATCCTCTCCGTCAAGTTGTCCGGATGTTTTACGGAACACACCCGCGTGGGACTTGAAACGATCCAGACTGGGGACGCCTACGCCATTGCCAATAATGGAACTTACGGGAACAGCGCATTAAAGACCGTGATTGATACCGTTGACACCGTGGCGGATGCCATCAAGGCGAAGACGGACGGTCTGAACTTCACCGGAACGGACGTGAAGGCCACCCTGGACGGGGAGACCGTCACCGTCGGCACGAACAATGACAAAACGGGTTATGCGCTGACCGCGGCCTACGATGCGGCCAAAACGGCGGCGTCCCAGGCCAGCGTCAACACGATCGACGGCATTGTGGATGCCATCCTGGAGGATACCGGCACAACGCTTCCCGGCACGTTAACCACCATGTCCGGCTATATCGATACCGAAGTGGCCGCCATCAAGGCGAAGACGGACAACCTGCCGGCCGATCCCGCCGATCAGAGCGCGGTGGAGGCCGCCATTACGGCAGCCCACGCGACGACCGACGGCAAGATCAATGCGGTGGACGACTACGTCGACACGGAGATTGCGGCGATCAAGGCCGTCACGGACAAGCTGGACACGGCGGTTGAGCTCGACGGCGCAGTCTACCGCCTCACCGCCAACGCCCTGGAGCTGGCGCCGGTTGACGGAGCCGCCCCCACGGCCGCAGCCATCCGGGCCGAGATCGATGCGAACAGCACGCAACTGGCAGCCATCAAGACGAAGACGGATGGTCTGAACTTCACCGGAACGGACGTGAAGGCCACCCTGGACGGGGAGACCGTCACCGTCGGAACGAACAATGACAAGACGGGTTATGCCCTGACCGCGGCCTACGATGCGGCCAAGACCGCAGCCTCCCAGGCCAGCGTCGACACGATCGACGGCATCGTGGATGCCATCCTGGAGGATACCGGCACAACGCTTCCCGGCACGTTAACCACCATGTCCGGCTACATCGACACCGAAGTGGCCGCCATTCTCGCGGCTGTGGACACGGAAGTCGCCGCTATCAAGGCGAAGACGGACAACCTGCCTGCGGATCCGGCGGACCAGAGCGCGGTGGAGGCCGCCATTACGGCAGCGCACACGACGACCAACAGCAAGATCGACGCGGTGGACGACTACGTGGACACGGAGATTGCGGCCATCAAGGCGGTCACGGACAAGCTGGACACAGCGGTTGAGCTCGACGGCGCAGTCTACCGCCTCACCGCCAACGCCCTGGAGCTGGCGCCGGTTGACGGAGCCGCCCCCACGGCCGCAGCCATCCGGGCCGAGATCGATGCGAACAGCACGCAACTGGCAGCCATCAAGACGAAGACGGATGGTCTGAACTTCACCGGAACGGACGTCAAGGCCACCCTGGACGGAGAAACCGTGACCGTCGGGACCAACAACGACAAGACGGGGTACGCCCTGACCGTGGCCTACGATGCGGCCAAAACGGCGTCGTCCCAGGCCAGCGTCAATACGATAGACGGCATCGTGGATGCCATCCTGGAGGATACCGGCACAACGCTTCCCGGCACATTAACCACCATGTCCGGCTATATCGACACCGAAGTGGCCGCCATTCTCGCGGCGGTGGACACGGAAGTCGCCGCCATCAAGGCCAAAACGGATAACCTGCCTGCCGATCCCGCGGACCAGAGCGCGGTGGAGGCCGCCATTACGGCAGCCCACGCGACGACCGACGGCAAGATCGACGCGGTGGACGACTACGTCGACACGGAAATTGCCGCGATCAAGGCCGTCACGGACAAGCTGGACACGGCCCTGGAACTGGATTCAACCGTTTACCGCCTCACCGCCAACGCCCTGGAGCTCGCGCCGGTTGACGGAGCTGCCCCGACAGTCGCGGCGATTCGCGCGGAGATCGATGCCAACAGTACACAACTGGCGGCCATCAAGACGAAGACGGACGGCCTGAACTTCACCGGAACGGACGTGAAGGCAACCCTGGACGGGGAAACCGTCACCGTCGGCACAAACAATGACAAGACGGGTTATGCCCTGACCGCGGCCTACGATGCGGCCAAAACAGCGGCGTCCCAGGCCAGCGTCAACACGATCGACGGTATTGTCGATTCCATCCTGGAGGACACAGGCACGACGATTCCTGCGAGCCTTTCGTCGATTTCCGGCTACATCGACACCGAAGTGGCCTCTATTCTCGCGGCGGTGGACACTGAAGTCGCCGCCATCAAAGCGAAGACGGACGGTCTGAACTTCACCGGAACGGACGTGAAGGCCACCCTGGACGGGGAGACCGTTACCGTCGGCACGAATAACGACAAGACGGGTTACGCCCTGACCGCGGCCTACGATGCGGCCAAGGCTGCAGCCTCCCAGTCCAGCGTCAATACGATCGACGGCATCGTGGATGCCATCCTGGAGGATACCGGCACAACGATCCCTGCGACCCTTTCGACAATTTCCGGCTACATCGACACCGAAGTGGCCTCTATTCTCGCGGCGGTGGACACGGAAGTCGCCGCCATCAAGGCGAAGACGGACAACCTGCCTGCGGATCCGGCGGACCAGAGCGCGGTGGAGGCCGCCATTACGGTAGCGCACACGACGACCAACGGCAAGATCGACGCGGTGGACGACTACGTTGACACGGAGATTGCGGCAATCAAGGCCGTCACGGACAAGCTGGACACGGCCCTGGAACTGGATGAAGCCGTTTACCGGTTTACCGCCAACGCCCTGGAGCTGGCGCCGGTTGACGGAGCGGCCCCGACAGTCGCGGCGATCCGCGCGGAGATCGATGCGAACAGCGAAAAACTGGCCCTCCTGGATGTGGCAGTCAGCACTCGCACGACCCTGGGCGTCGGCGGAACTTCATTCACGTACACTCTGACGTCCACAACGTCCGGGCTGCCGATCCTCGATGCCGATGTCTGGGTTACAACCGATATCGCCGGGCAGAATGTCATTGCCCGCGGCAGCACCGATCAGAACGGACAGATAACGTTTCTGCTCAATCCGGGAACCCTTTATTTCTGGCGCCGGAAGAGCGGGTTCACTTTTACCAACCCTGATGTGGAGGTCATCTCATGAGCGGCACCGGCACGGGAACCGAAGTAACCATCGTTACGGGACCTTATTGCGAACACGCCGATATCCTGGGGCAGATCTCGCCGGATGTCCTGATCCAGTTGACCGACGACACCAGCGACGGCGTGGCGGACATGTCCAGGGTAACGCAGGCGATCGTCACTGCCGACGCGGAGATCGACGGCTATTGCGCGGGGCGCTACAACGTGCCGTTTTCTCCGGTTCCGGCGGTGATCAAGGGGCTCTCGGTGGAGATCGCCGTTTACTACCTCTACAAGCGGCGGACGGTCCCCGAGCGGATCGAAAAGAGCTATGACAAGGCGATCGCCAGGCTGAAGGACATTTCGAAGGGGCTCCTGACCCTGGGCATCATCCCGGAGCCGACCCCGGCCCCGGCCGGAAGCGGCAGCATCAGCGTCACGGACAACGCGCGCATCTTTACCCGCGATACCATGAAAGGGTTCTAAATGCTGACGGATATCGAAGAAAAGATTGTCGAGCGGCTGAATCTGAAGATCTCCGAACCCAAACGGGTCGATATCGACGAGGCCCATGCCGCCCTGGGTGTTCCCGCCATCGATGTGATCGTGGGCGGCGGATCCTTCCGCCGGGTAACCCAGACAAAATATGAAATCTCCCCGAGCGTCTACGTCATCGTGACTTTTCAGCACCTGCGCAGCGTCAAGGACCGGCGCAAGGGCGTCTACCCGATTCTGGAGGCCATTGCCGCCGCGCTGATCGGTCAGAAACTCGGTCTGGAAATCGATCCGCTCGCGCCGAAGCGGCTGGACAACATCACGAACCAATCAGAAGCAGAGGACGGAAAGATTGTTTTTCAAATCGAATTTGAAACGGGATTCATCATCGAAAGGGTGTCCGACGAGGAAATTACGGAACTCCTGTCGGTCGGGTTCAATTATTACCTCAAACCGGGTGACGACGTCGAGGATGCGTCGGATCTGGTCGTATTGAGAGAAGCGTAAAGGAGGCACACCATGAAAGTAAGTGCGGCAAAGGGCTTGAAATGCCCGATGGAAGGAAAACCCAGGGCGTACATCACGGACGCCGAGGCATGCGAGATTCCGGAGACGGCTTATTACCGGCGGCTGATTGCCGACGGATCGCTGGTTGAGGTGACCGCCTCCGCGGGACAGAAGACGGCGAAAAAGGAGGTAACCACCGATGTCCAGTAAAAACATCAGTTTCGACAGCATCCCGGCATCGATTCGTAAACCGGGAAAATACCTGGAATTCAACACAAAACTCGCGGTCCGAACCTTGCCGAACAACAAGCAGCGCCTGCTGATCATCGGCCAGCGGACATCGGCCGGAACGATCGCGGAAGCTGTGCCGACCAAGGTCTTCAGCGACACCGAGGCACAGACCTATTTCGGCGCCGGATCCATTGCCCACCTGATGGTGCGGGCGGCGATTAAGGCCAATCCGTATTTGGATATGACCGTGGTTGCCCTGGACGATGCGTCGGCGGGCGTGGCGGCGGCGGGAACGCTGACCTTCACGGGTCCGGCCACGTCGGCGGGCGTTCTGACACTTTATATTGCGAACGCAAAGGTCGAAATTGCCATCTCCAGCGCGGACACGGCGTCGGGCATCGCCGCCGCTCTGGTCGCAGAGCTGGCCAATCACCCCGATCTTCCGGTCACCGGTGCGGTCGGCGGCACGGGGAACGAACATGTCGTTACCCTGACGGCGAAAAACAAGGGCCTGCGCGGCAACGACATCGGCCTGGGTTATGTCCTGACCAACGCCACGGGCGTTGGCCTGTCCATCGTGGCGATGGTCACGGGCGCGACGGATCCCGATATCCAGGATGCCTTGGATGCGGTATTTGCCGATCAGTACGAGATCATCGCGACACCGTATAACAATCAGACCGACCTGGGCACGCTGGGCGATCACCTGGACCTGGTTTCCGGGCCTTTGGAACAGCGTCCGGGAACCGGCATCTACGGCATGTCCGGGGCGATTGCCGATGCGACCACGTTGTCCGGCCTGGTCAACCACGGCCGGGTGCTCTGCGCGTATCAGAGATATACCTCCGCCACAAAGCGCAGGAGCATGCCCTGCGAGATCGCCGCCGCGATGGCCGCGGTCATGGCCTACGAGGAGGATCCCGCCCGACCCCTCAACACTCTGGAATTGAAGGGAATTGCTCCGGCGAACATCGCTGACCGGCTTTCCCGGACGGAGCAGGAAAGCCTGCTTTACAACGGAGTCACCCCTTTGGAAATAGGCCCCGGCGAAACAGTTCAGATCGTGCGCGCCATCAGCACCTATATTCATGACGCCCAGGGCATCGACGACGTGTCCCTCCTGGACATCACGACGATCCGGACGCTGGACTACGTGCGCAAGGCGTGCAGGGAACGGATCGCGCTCCGGTTCCCGCGTGAGAAGCTCTCCAGCAAGACGCCGCCGAAGGTCAAGACGGAGCTGCTGGACGTCCTGCAGAAGCTGGAGGATTTGGAGATCGTCGAAGAGGTGGATGCCAACAAGGACGGCCTGATCGTCGAACGGGATGACCAGGATGTCAACCGCCTGAACGCGAAGATCCCCTGCGACGTGGTCAACGGCCTGCACGTCTTCGCCGGCCGCATCGACCTGTTGCTGTAACCATAAGACGGGAAAAGGAGAAAAAACATGGAATACGTGAACCTGGTCACCCTGGAAGTGAACGGACAGTCGATCGACGATTTTCAGAGCGTGACGGAAAAAGAGGTCGAACTGCGCAAGGAGGTTCGGCTCGTCAATAAAAGCGGCGTCGTCAAGATCACGCCCCGTTACGGCGCATCGGTGGACTATGTGGTGCCCAAGAGCGGACCCGAGTTCGACTTTGAATCAGTCGAGGACGGCACCCTGACCATTGACCTGGAGAACGGTGTCCGCAAGCAGTACACCGGCGTTTACACCACAAAGATCGGCGACGCCAAATACGGCGAGGACAAGGAAGTCGTCCGCACAATTGACTTCGTCGCCATGAAAAGGAGCTAGCATGATCACAGAGAAATGCACCCTCCCCATCGGGGTGGAATATGACGGCAAGGTCCATCGTAACGTGGAGATCCGGCATCGCCTGGTGCGGGATTTGATCGACGGCGCGGACAGCGACCGGGCACGAAACGATGCGAGATATTATGAATTATGCCAGTATGCCGCCCAAATTGTGAAACTTGGGGACATCCCTAAAGAGCAGATCACAGGTGAGCTGCTCCTCGATATGTATGATGAAGATTTCGACGTGCTGATGGAGGCAGCAAGCCGGGTCCGCGCCAGGACCCGCGAGTTTCGAGGCACAGATGAAGGGGCTGCGCAAGCCGATCCTGGCCCTTTTAAAGCTGGGGTTCGGACTGAATGACATAATGGCCATGCCGGAAGAGGAAATGATGGCGTGGATTGAAGGTTACGGAGAGTTGATCAACCATCAAAATACAAGGACTTACAAGGTACGGAAAAAGGACAGGACTCCATGAGAAATGTCATCGAGCTGGTTCTGACTGGGAATTCATCCCGCCTCCTGAATGCCCTCAACGGCGGTGAGCGTGGTTTGCGCCGCTTCGGAAGCCAGGCCCGTCAGGAATTCGACCGTATCAGAAATGCTGCCCGCAGCCTGGAAGGAACCCTCGTTTCTCTAGGCGTCGGATACGGTATGGGCCGGATGATCCTGGAGTCTGCCCGGCTCGACAAAAGCCTTGTCCAGATCGGCCAGACGGCAGGGGGAACGGCGCTGGAGGTGAAGGGCCTGCGCGCCGACCTGTTCGGCCTGGGCCGGGAATCCGGACAGAGTGTCGAGAGCCTGAAAGACGGCTTCAACGTCCTGGTCCAGTCGGGACAGAATATGTCGGAGGCCCGGGCGACCCTGCAGGGGATCAACACGGCTATGGCCGTGACCGGATCCAACGCCGAGACCCTGGCGTCTGGCCTGACCGTGGCGGAGCAGGCGTTTCAGTTCGACCTCTCCAAACCCGGCCTGGCCCTGGATCTGCTGGACAAGATGACCGTGGCGGGACGCTTGGGTAACGCCGAGTTGGAAGACCTCTCCGGCGTCTTTGCCCGACTGGGTGTCAACGCCGCCTCGGCGGGGATGAAATTCGACACGACACTGGCGTTCGTCGAGGGCCTATCCCTGATCGAACGGCAACCGGAACGCCTGGCCACCCTGGCGGACAGCACGCTGCGAGTGTTCACCAATATGCGCTATATGGCGGAGGCGCAGAAGGCGACGAAAGCATTCGGAAAGGAAGTTAAATTTTTTGATAAAGGACAACGCCGGGACGCCTTTGCGGTTCTGGATGATATCCGCGAGCAGTATAAGACGCTGACGACGGACAAGCAACGGGCGGATTTCATACAGCAGGCTTTCGGTAAAACGGATCAGGATACGATCAAGGGGCTCCGGACGCTGCTGGCCGGGGACAGTCTTGATAAGGTCCGGCAATTCTCCCGTGAGATCGGCGGGGCCGGAGGCACCCTGAAACGGGACTTCAACGAGGCGACGCGCAACCTGTTCGACCAGACGGGCCGGCTCAAAAACGCCCTGAGCGATGCCGCGGAAGCCTTCACCATACCACTGAACAAGGGCATTACCGCGGCGATCAAAAAGCTACTGGACAAAAAAGAGGAAGGCGGCTGGGACCTGTCCGGCAGTCAGATTGCCGGTGGCGGTGCAGCCGCCCTGGGCGCAGGATATTTAGCTTATCGCTTCGGAGGAAAGGCTCTCAAGGGGGTTCTCGGAAAGCTTGGCGGGACCGCCGCCGGCATCGCCGAGGGTAAGGCCATTGAAGCCGCGACGGGTGTCACACCGGTTTTCGTCACCAACTGGCCGGGCAATCTCTCCGGCGGCGGGGCGGTGCAGACGGCGGCGGCCCTGGCGGGGAAAGGCGGCTGGCTCGCGAAAATCGCCAAATCCGTTCCGATGCTGATCGGGGGCAAGCTGGCCCTGGCCGGCGCGGCCGGGTTTGCTATTGGCGAAGGGATAAACATGATGGCTGGCGACCAGAAAGGCTGGCTCGGCGATATGGTTTACGACTGGTTGCATCCGGAAGAAAAAACCGAAGTGAAAAATACCATCAACATCACCGTCGACAAGGACGGCCGCGTGATCGCGAACTCGGACAACATGAACACCACGGTCAACGCCAAGCGGGGTAAATTCTGATGGCGGCGGACGACACCTATATCACCATCCTGGGCCAGCGGTTCACCCTGGAGACGGAGACCATCGAGGACAGCTTTGAGTCGTCGATCGCCCGGCACGAGTTCCCCTACCGCGACGGGGCGCTCCTGGAGGACATGGGGCAGAAGGCCCGCACTGTCCGTATCCGCTGCTATTTTCTCAACGAGAACTACGCCGCCCACAAGGACCTGATCAATTACCTGGGCTACTCCGGAGACCTGTACGAGCTGCAGCACCCCGAATACGGCCTGATCCAGGGGAAGATTGAATCCATCATCGTGAGGAAGGACGACCGGATCCGGACGGCGGAGATCGACCTGACCTTTGTGGAAAACCTGCGGGGTACGATTGAGCCGGAACCGGCCACATCCGTTGCCGCCGACGTGGAAGAGGTCTTTGTGGCTGGCCAAGCCGAGTTGACTGCTGAGATTCAGCAGGACATGGAAGAGCAGCTCGGTGCCGATGCCGCTGGAGTTCTAGACACGGTAGTCGACTTTGGTACCGGTCTTTACGAGCAGTTCAGCGGCCTGTCCAGAGGCGCCCAGGCTTATGTCCGGGTGGCCGACACCTATGTAAAGACCCTGAACGCGAAGCTACGGTCCATCACGAATCCCGAAAACGGCCTCATCGCCGTCATCGACTACGCGGAAAACCTGCCGGGCTATGTGGCGAGATCGATCGCCAACACGGTGGAGCGCTACGCCATCCTGGCTGAATCCGTCGCCGTCTTCCCGGAACGGCTCGTGGACAACTTCCACAACGGCGTCGATGAAATATGCGACGCCCCGGATCCTTATCAGAAATATGCCCGGATATCGGCGGCCCAGCGGTCCGCGCACCTGGCGGCAACGATATTCAAGGAGGACAAGGAGGCCGCGGCCCGAAAAAAGCAGGCCCAGTCAACCGCCTCGTTCAGCCCCCTGGGGCGACGGCTGTCGCAGCAGGATACGGACCAGATGCTGACCATAAACGAGATGGAACAGATCCTGTCCGCAGTCAGAACCCGGCTGCAGGAAGCAATCAGCCTGTCCCGAAACATGCCCAGCCTGAAGAAAATGGCGGAAGCGCTGACCGACCATGTCCGGCAGATGAAGCTGGAGCGGCCGAAGGTCATTGCCGTCGAGGTGCACAACAGCCTGCCCCTGCACCTGGTCTGCCTGAAATACGGTCTCACGACCAGCGACGCCGAGCAGCTCATGAGCATCAACGCGATCCGGCATCCGAATTACGTATCCGGGGAGGTGAATGTCTATGCCGGATAAGATTGTCTTGCAGATCGGCGGCAAGCGGATAGAGAACTTCAAATCCTACAGCATCGAGGCGGATCTGTACACGGCCGACGACGCCTTCTCCCTGGAGTTGTCCAATCCCGGCACAAAGATCAGCGCCGGGGCGCGCTGCGAACTCTACGTAAACGACCGGCGGGCGCTGACGGGAATCATCGATACGGTGGACCGGGGCGCCGACAAGTCCGGCACAACGCTGAAGCTGGAAGGACGGGACCTGATGGGTCTTCTGGTGGATTCGTACTGTGAGACGTTTGATGATTTGCAGGGCATAACCCTGAAATCGCTGGCCGAGCGGCTTCTGAAGACGGTGCCCTACATCAACCGGAAGGCCGTGCAATACCAGTCAGGCGCCCTGAGACGCATTGATACGGAACAGAATCACACCAAGATCGAACCGGGCCAGACGGTCTTTGATGTTCTGAAAACCTACGCCATGAGCCGGGGCCTGATGTTCTTCGCCTTGGAAAATGGCACCTTTGTGTTCGGTCGTCCCAAGACCGGCGGTGCGCCGCTTTACCGCCTGACCCGGCGGAAAAGCGACCCGCGGGGAAACAATGTCGAGTCGGGGCACCTGACGGACAGCATTGCCCGGCGTTACAGCAAGATCGTCGTCACCGGCCAGCAGCAGGGTATGGACGATATCGCGGCGGAGGACATCAACACGCCATCGACGACCGTAACGGATCCGACATTCCCCTTTTACAAACCGTACTATCAAACGGACCAGAACGACGCCCTGAGCCCACAGCAGCACGCCCGGATGCGGCTGGAACAGATGAAGTTCGAGGGCTTCCAGCTCCAATACACGGTGCCCTTCCACAGCCAGAACGGGGAGCTCTGGCGGATTAACGAGATCTGCCACGTCATCGACGAGGATCTTGAGATCGACGGCGACTACCTGATCTACGGCCGGACTTTAAAACTGGATAAAAGCGGGAGTTATACAGAGCTGAAGCTGAGTTACCCGGGGGTGGTTCAATGAGAAGAGACGGCCTTATAGCGATCGTTAAAGGGGCTGATTCGGTCCGGCACCAGGGTTGTCCGTTCGGATGCGCTGCAGCGGCCGCGCTTGACATCAAGCAAAAACCGAATGGATGCGGCACTGTCGGCCTTGATGTGGATGGTTTTGGTTCCGAGGTCATAGATCAATAGGTTTTCGGTTATAGATACGACGCGCCTGGCCTCCAGGGTGACGATCGACGGCCGGTCCGTCGGCACGGACAGAAACGGCACGGCGTCCCTGTAGCAGGAATTCTCCCCGGCCGATGCGGCAGTGGCAATTAAAATAATGAAAACGGCGACAAAAGATTTCATGGGGTGATTATAGGATGATCCGGGCCATAATTCAACAGGTTATCGAAGGGGTGATCAAGCGGTTCACCGCCTCCGGACGTGCCAACGAAACGATCACGGACCGGGAATGCTTACAGCATTACGGCTTTACCTCCCGGCCCCTGGCGGGCGCGGAGGCCGTCCTGATCGCAAACGGCAACCATATCGTCATGATCGCCGAGGATGACCGGCGCTACCGGATTGCCATCGAGGCGGGCGAGGTCTGCATTTACACGGACGAGGGGGATCATGTCCGGTTCAAACGCGGCAAGGAGATCTACATCGCAAGCGGCAACAAGCTGACGGCCGCGGTGACAAACGATATCGCGTTGACGACGAAAAGGATTGCCCTGACGGCTTCCGAATCGATTACCCTGACGGCCCCCAGTGTGGCGGTCGACGGTGCCCTGTCCGCCACCGGAAATATCGCATCCGACGGCAGCATAACCGACACGACCGGCAACACGAGCCACCATTCGCATTCATAAGGATAGATATGGACTTTGCAATCGAGAGCGCCACGGACGGAAGCGCCACCGGCACCATGACCTTTGATAAAGGGTCGGACGGCAACCTGCGCAATAATATTTTTCTCAGCTTGGTAATCAAGCGCGGTTCCTGGTTTCAAAACCCGTCATTTGGTTCTCGCCTGCATCTGCTGCAGCGGGCGAAAAACTCGGAGCAGACGGCGGCCCTGGCCGAGGATTACTGTAAAGAGGCCCTGGATTGGCTGATCGATACGGGCCGGGTAAAAAAAATCGAGATCATCGCCCAGCGCGACCGTGAGCAGGATCTGCACCGGCTTAAGCTGCTGGTCATGGTGACGCAATCAAGCGGGGATCAGGTCTCGTTTACGACCTTTGTGGAGGTGGTATAAATGCCCTATCAAAAAACATTTGATGAACTCCTGGACGGGATCCTGACGGATTACCGCAACCAGTTTCCCGATGCGGACACGTCCCAGGGCTCGCTCATCTTCATTAAGAGCGCCTGCCTGGCCTCCGCTCTGTGGGGTCTGTATCACTATCAGCAGTGGATATCACGCCAGATCTTTCCGGACACGTCGGCAACGGAAAATCTTGAACATCACGCCTGGGTGCGTGGCCTCAGCCGGACCTACGGCGAGACGGACGCGGCGTTACTGGCGCGCCTGCTGGAGTATATCCGCCGTCCTCCCGCAGGCGGAAACCGCTATGATTACATCAAATGGGCAACGGCGGTGGATAATGTGGCACAGGTCTGGTGCTACCCTCTCGCCCAGGGGCTGGGCACCGTCGATGTCGTGATCCTGGCCAACGAGACGACTACAGGTTCGGAGATACCGTCCTCGTCGGCGAGGATCGGCATTACGACGACAGCCAGCACCGGCAAACTTATCGACTCCGTGGCAGCCTTTACGACGGACCACGCCGTGGCGGTGGGTGACATTGTTGAAAACCCGCTCCGGAAAACCCGGACCACCGTTACCGTCGTCGACAGCGCAACGCAGCTAACCCTCGACGATGATCTGTTCCTGTTTGTAAACGAACCCTATATTTTGCACAGCCATACCGGGACAAACACGTCTGTCAGCGCGGGAAAACTGATCGACAGCGCCGGGGTGTTTGACAACACCACCTACACCATCCACAAGGGCGATATCGTTGAGAACCTGACCGACAGTCAGGAGACGACCGTCACCGCGGTTGACAGTGCGACCCAGATCTCCCTGGCCGAGGACATCTTTACGGAAACCGGCACCTCCTATGTGATCCGCGGCCTGGTCGGTGAGGTAAAAAAATACATCGATCCGCTGCGGCCGGTGACCGCGTCGAAGGTCAGTATCATCGCACCGACGCCGGTATCACAAGCTGTTACAATGACGGTTAGTGGCTCTTCTCTGGACCGCGACGCCATCTCTGCGGACATCGGGGCTTACATTCTCGGTTTGATACCGGATCAGACGCTCTACCTGGCCAAGCTGATCCAGATTGCTATGGACAACGGCGCAGACAATGTGACGATCTCGACGCCCGCGAGCGACGTGACGCCCGCATCCTATCAAATGATTCGTCCTGGGGTGATCAATGTCTCATAAAGATGTACTGAAACAGTTGTTCCCGATTGACCTGGGGGGCGTGTTCAGCGACGATCTCGCCATCGAGGGAGACCATCTGGACGACGTAGAGGCGCGGGTCGAGCAGTTGCTGCGGGAGGTTTTCCCTCAGGCGTGCAACGAACTGATCACAAACTGGGAACGTGTCTGCTGTCTGACCCCAAATGAGACGGATACTCTGCAAATGCGCCAGGCGCGCGTCATCGCAAAGTTGCGGGAGCGCCGCGGGCTGTCCATTCCCTATTTCATGTCCCTGGCCAATGACTTCGGCTACACCATTACGATAGAAGAACTCCCGGCGGGTACGGACGGCTGCGGTGACGAGGGGATATTCCGCTGGCGGGTCACTTTTACGGGGACACCGTTATACTGGTTCCGTGCAGGTCAGTCGCGGGCGGGGGAACGCCTGGTCGACGGTCCCGTGGCGACGGCTTTGGAGGGGCTGTTCACGGAACTGAAACCGGCCCACACACAGATCATCTTTGCATATTCGTCATAGGAGGTAAATGATGGCTAAAACAGTCTTTTCCGATACCCCGCCGCAGGGAACAGTCGTAACGGCAGCGTTTCTAAATGCTGTCAATAATCACCGCCATACCGGTGAGGATGCCGACGGCGCGGGAGCGCTCGATTACGCGGTGGCCACGGGCAGCAGCAATGCCTATGCCATCACCCTGACACCGGCCCTGACTGCTCACATACCCGGCATGCCGATCTATATGAAGGCAAACCACACCAACACGGGCGCAGCCACGGTTAATATCAACGGCCTGGGAGCTGTGGCCATAAAACGGCGGGACGGCAGTGCCCTACAGCCTAACGATATTCAATCCGGCCATCTCGTTGCCCTGTCTTATGATGGGACCTATTATCAAATCATGTCCCAGGACTCCGGCGTGACGGAAGCGGGTGAAATCGGTTTTTTCCCTTTAAGCTCGGCACCGTCCGGATGGTTGAAGGCCAACGGCGCCGCCGTATCCAGGACAACCTATTCCAGACTATTTGCCGCCATCGGCACACTGTTCGGCTCAGGTGACGGATCGACGACGTTCAATCTGCCGGATCTTCGAGGCGAGTTTATCCGTGGCTACGATGACGGCCGCGGGGTGGATTCAGGCCGCAACCTCGGCAGCGCCCAAGGTGAGGCATATAAAGCCCACTATCACAAAAACGGTGTAGCCGACGATTCCTATGCCGCAAACGTCTCCTCGATGATTTACGGTGAGACGGCAACGGACTTGCCCGGCCTGTCCGAGGCGGGCATCAATTCACAGTCCGGCCGCGATGTTCAGGGTTACACATCAACTGACGGTGGCGCGGAAACCCGACCCCGCAACATCGCTCTGCTGGCGTGCATCAGATATTAAGGAGGGAATGACCTATGGATATTTATCATTATGACCGCATCTCGGGGGAATACAAAGGCAAAGGCAAGGCGGATCCGGATCCGGTGGAAAAACATTCCTGGCTGGTGCCCGCATACGCCACAACGATTACACCACCTGCAGCAATTTCCGGCTTCGCCCGGTGCTTTATCGGCGGCGCCTGGCGGCAGATGGAAGATCATCGCGGTATGGCAATATATAACAAAGCGGACGGGGCTGCAGCGATCATCACGGATATCGGACCGATCCCGGAAGGCTACACCGATCTGACGCCGACAGTCGAATGTCCGGTGTGGACCGATGGCAGTTGGGTTGTTGATCCTGCCCGCCGGAAAACGCATGCGCGGGCACTGCGGCGCCTTAACTTGCGCACCAGCGATCAACAGATGGCCCGTATAACCGAGGATTTGATTGATACGCTGATCAGGCGCGGCATTATCACCCTGCAGGACCTGCCCGCCGCCGCAAGGGACAAACTGGTGGCCAGGCAGACCGACCGGACAGCATTAACGGAAGAGTAATTGCCCCAAAAAAGGCGGACAGTATATCAAGGAGTTCCAGCTCCTCAACACATGTGACCGGTGGGGACACATGACGGGATAACCCGCTACCATCCGCGCAGAGAACACACGGCATATAGCAGGGTTACTCCCCAAAATCAACATGAGGAGGAGCACTGTATGAAAAGTTTCTTGGCTTACATGGGCGGAAAGTCTTTATTGGTGAACAAGATCATCCCTAAAATCCCGGAGCACAACTGCTATTGCGAAGTCTTTGCCGGGGCTGCATGGCTGCTCTTTAAAAAGGATGAGTCACCGGTCGAGATTATCAACGACATTAATTCGGATCTGGCCACTTTGTATCGCGTCATTCAGAACCACCTCGATGAATTCGTCCGTTACCTGCGCTGGATCCTCGTCTCACGTGATGAGTTCGAGCGGTTCAAGGCGGAAAATGCCGAAACGCTGACAGACATCCAGAAAGCAGTAAGATTCTATTATTTATTGAAGTGCGGCTTCGCAGCAAAAATCAAATCACCGTCTTTTAATGTGACCACAACACAGCCGCCACGGCTCAATCTACTCCGCATCGAAGAGGAGTTGTCGGCCGTACACTTGCGGCTGGCACGGGTTTACATTGAAAACAAGGACTATAAGAAGACGATCGCCAGGTTCGACAAACCGGACACCTTCTTTTATCTGGATCCGCC